TACTTGTAGCTCAATGCCTTAGCTCGTAGCAACGAAGCCTTTGTGCTGTTCGATGCATATTGGTACTTGGATGGTAGAACAAAGAAGTTTAGCAAGAACTTCAATGGGTCTGTGATAAGTTGTCGATCGTGCAAATCACACGTGTTACCACAGAAAGCGCCAAGACCAAAATTGCTTATTCGCTTTGGCTTCAAGTACAACCCCATTTTTTCGATTAATGATGCGTCAACATCATTGTCCAAACAAATACCGTCATCCCCTTCGACAAAGCCTTGAAACATGGTGTCAATATGTTTTGCTAATTCTTGTGGGGTTGCGGTTTTGTTGAGTGAACGTGCACTCAAGTACGACATGATCAACAAATTCAAAACTCCATTTGCGGAGGAGGTCCACAGTGCGCCGGACATGAGCTTCTGCTTGACGGTGCATGAAACACCGTCGAACTTGGCTACATTCGTGCCGACAAACATCTTCGATATGAAGCGGATAACTTCGTCCGGCAAATTGCTTCCGCGCAACATGTGCATCATCCAATGTCTTGTAACCTCACAGTATTCTTCTTCTGCGTGGGACTCGAATGATGAAAAATCCGTGATCATGACGCGATTCCAGCCGAACTTCTCAAATAACATTTCTGGCCAGTCGCGAGGGTTTGTGCCCTTAACAAACCATTTTGTGGCGAAGGTTGCCTTGTCAACTGCTTTAATGATATTACCAAGAACAACTTTGGTAGCGTCACTGTATGAGTTGATCGCACGGGGAAATTTGGGCTCGGAATAACCTTCGTCCTTGATGAAAGATTTACATTCAAGGTCAGCTCGCGTGCCAACCTCGACAAGCTTGCGTCTCAGATCTCGCAAATATTCCTTGCGCGAGCCTGTGTACGATGAGTTCTCAAGCCATGTATCAAAAGTGGAAACGTCCACCGGTTCGATCGGAGTAAAGTGCGTTTCAATGAAGCACTTGCTATATTCCACAAAATCTCTCATAACGTTTTTGTCGCGTGGCTTGCAAATGCGACCAAAACGATGTAGGCATGCTGCTATCTTATTCGTCCTTGATTGTCTTGACGGTATGAATGGAACAAACAGGTTGACGCCTGTAGTACTGTCTTTCAAGTGTAAATCTGGGTGCAACACACCTACAATACCTGGTACGTCATCGGGGCGGCGCGGAATCGAACATTTGAAGCGCATATACGGCGTGCATTCATTAATCTCTACGTCGTATTCCCCGACAAGGTACCCGGTAATTAGCAGGTTGGGACCACAGCTGATCCCGGGACCGATAGCTGTGGCGCTCCGTTTAAATGGCTCGGGAGGAACGCGGCCTTCTGGCTCAAACCCCGATTCACCACTAAACCTGCTACGCGTGCCGGCTCGTTCTCGGCATTTAGCACATTGAAATCATGACCAGGCTGTCTCTGGTAGGCGATCTCAGTCAGTGCTTCTGATTTGACAGCAAAATTGGACGTCGGCTTCACCTCAACATTTGTGAGTGCGCACATGTCTACAATCTGGCTCGTGACAGTGTAGGCATTCTCGTCCTGGAACATGCAGATCGTCTCAGTTGTGCATTTGACGAGCCGCTATTTCGACGTCACCTTTGCTGTGCGGTGGGGACCAGCACGCAGGCGACCACCATGGTCGACATCAGAATTGATGTCTTCGTAGGAGACACGCACGAAACGCGCTCCAAAACAAGAGAGAATAAGAAAATAGATTTCTCTCTCGTCAACGTCTGAAAGGTACCTGGCCAATGTGCGAGTGAGACTCCGCACGTCATATGGCCCAATGTACTTCACTTTTGACGTAACCATGGACAACACCTTTGTCATCGCACTCGCACAATACGAGCCGGCGACCGCCGCCTCAAGAACTGCGGCAAACCTGATCGGAACACA